CGCCTTCAGCCGGTCATTGCGTACAAATACGCTGTCGGGTTCGTACTCGCCGAAGTGATTCAGACTATCCTTTCCGATGGTCTCCTCAATTTCGTCGTCGCTCATGGAGTGATCACTGTCGTCCGTAACTGTACCGTCGGCATAGTAGGTCAGGCTGATCTCGTCATAATCATCCTGCGTGCCAAAATCATCCGGTGAAATCACGCACGGAGCCTGAATCGGTGCAGGCTTTTTTTCTTCGGTATAGCCCAGCTTCGCGGTATACTGGCTGTAAGCAGTCCGCTCCTTTTCGGTGGGCTTTTGCGGCTTTTCTTCCGGCTGCGGATGTTCCTTACGGAAAGCGGCCTTCACCGAATCGATTTCGTCCTGCACCAGTTGCTCGTATTTATCCTTCATCAGTTTGTTGGCGGCCAGGAATCCAGCGGCGCCGCCCGCCGTGAAAAATATAACTCCAATAATACCCTTGTTCATTACTTCATTTTCCTCGCTTTCTTGTCACAATGCACGCCATGCGCTTTTTTAACTTTTCGCATTTTCGGCCCGTCTTCTGCGGCCATCCTCCCCGCCAAGAATAATATCGTTCTGCTCCTGGCTTGTGAATTTCTTCAGGCATTGACGGTAATATGCGTCGCTTGTCCGCCCGTCGTACAGGCCTTTGTCGTAGGCAGAGCATTCCCTGCGGCGCTGCTCGTTTTGCTGATAATCGGAAATCTGACGACGCAGCCCGTCGTTTTCCCGAAGAATATGGCTGTTATCGGTTTTCTGCTTTTTCTGGTTTTCCAGTAAAAACAGCACCAGCATGGAAAGGGCTGTGATAACGAACGTCAGGATGATTGCTCCGATCATAGTAAACGCGCCGCAGGGCGCTCCCTCCTTCTGTTTCATGCACGTCCTAAGCATTCGCCGGTCCGCGCTTGCTTCATTTTCGTTACTTGTTTGTTTCCGCGTCGCAAACCGTGTTTGCTCCTTAGTTCTTAATTGTCAAAACAGTTACAGCCAGCCCGCCAAACAGCGCGGATGCGCTCAGCAGAATGCCGCCGACAATATGGCGTTTGCGGCTGGTATCCAGCAGATTGTCCAGGGAAAATATAAAAGCGTCCAAATACTCCATTCGATCAACCCTTCTTCATTTTCTTCGGTTTGGTCAGCACGGCCACGCCGCCAATCAGGCAAACGCCGGCCATCGCCGCGAGCATCACGCAGGTCGCGGTCTTCAAAGCGGTATCCATGCCTGCACCTCCTTTTTTTTTCAAAAAATATAAAAGAAAAGGGGCCTATCCCTTACTCGGTGATAAGCCCCTTCTCCTGCGCATGTTCCAGAATCACGCCGTCCACGTTGAAGTCCAGCAGGAATACCTTTTCGTAGTCCCCGGGCTTGTCGCTACGCTTGCGATAAACCTCCTGAATGCCGAAATCCACGTAATTGTCGCCGTGATCGTCCTTGTTCTTGTCGTACACCCAGCCGACGGACTGCCCGGCCAAGCTCTTGTCGATGCCCAGCATCTCGTAGACCTCGTTCAGGAACAGGAAGTTATTCGCCCGCAGCATGTGATTGGCCAGCTCCTGTTGCGCCTTGAGGAAGAACAGGTTGTAGTCAGCGTTCGGTTCCGCTCCGCGTGCCTCGCCATAGGCAAAATATCGTGCATAGTCGGACAAACCGGGTCCCAGAACGGTCACATTCTTCTTGACCTTCTTTTCTTTCCCGCTCTCATCCGTTTCCACAACCTCGATCTTCTCCTGATGCCCGTCGAAACGCAGCTCACGGTCCACATCCTCGCCAAAGCGCTGAATGACCCGGCCGCGATACTGCTTAAAGCCCGCATCCACCGCCGCATAAGCCGCAGCCAGCGCCATATTGCGCTTGCACAGAATGTTGTTGCTGGTCAGAATGCCGGTAACGGACAGCACGCCCACCGCTACCGAAGGCCCATAGAGCTTCACAAATTCTACGCCTGTCTTCATATAGACCTTCGTAAGATCATGCTTTTCGGCCCGTTCATCCTTAACCCGCGCATACTTCTTGTGAACGGCTTCGGCGTCCTGCTTGTGCTTTTCCAGCACCGGATCCAGCCTGCGCGTCGCTTTGCACGCCATCGCCGTGCTGCCGATCATTCCGCCAATGCCCGTGAATACCAGGATTTCCGGGCTGTGCTTTTTCAGGGTCAACTTCGCCCCGTTCAAAAAGGGTTTCACATCGAGTTTCATTTCTCTTCCTCCTTATCGAATACTGCTTGACGTGCTCGCCATCAGCTTGCGCATTTCTTCGTCATGCTTCTCCACGATGCCAATCAGCCGATCCAAATACCACTTGGCTTTCTTCAGATCTTCAAGCCCGTTCTTGCTCTTCCAGCGACACATGTATTTGAGCACGTTGCCCGTGTTCGTGGCCTCACCACCCACCAGATCCTCGGTAAAGGCTTCAATCACGTCGATAGTCTCCAAGCCGCTTTTGCTCTGGTAATGCTTGGGGTGATTCACGTTGTCCGCGGGCTTTACCGTTCCAGTTTCGTTATAGCACTTACCAAGCTCACTATAGGCTTTCTTGATGCTGTCGAATGCCGATTTAGCAGTGGATTCCATGATAACAGTTTCAGAATTCACGTCCATAAATATGATACCTTCTTTCCGTTGTCTTGCGCAGGCGGCAATGGTTCCAGAACCACCTGGCGCGCCATTTCAAGCGGCTCTTCTTACTCGAAAAACCGCAATGGTTGCAATGAAAGAAATATTCCCTGGCCTTCCAACCCCTCAGATGAGGTTCGCCATGCAATACGCTCCAGGGCATTATGCTTCGCCAGCCACACCAGGGACATGCCTTCAGCTTCCTTGTCTCGTCTTTCATAAGCTCGTTGCCCTCGGCAGGCTGATAATATAACCATCGCGCACATGCTCCACATGAGCGTTCCGCAGGTCGGTCCAGCCGTACTTGTTATCGGTATACTGGCAGCTGATCCCCGCCATATCGAACAAATCGGCCACGCTCACCACGTCAAAGCGCTCCAACAGCTCTTCCATGCGATACAGCACTTCTTCCGCGTCGCCGCGGGTCTCGAAGACAATATCATCATAGCTGTACTGCGCCTGCGCTCTGGGGCGATTGTAGCTGGGCCGTTCATCCCGATCCTGATAATACTGGCGATAGGCCACCTTTGCACCGGGGCTTCCGCTTTTTCCACGGCTCGGTTCGCCCAGCAGCATGTTTATGCCATTGCAGACAATATCGCTGATCGCCCGTTTGATGGAAGGCACCAGCACATCCATCAAAATATAACTTTTCACGCTCTCCACATCGCCAGGAACAAAGATGCTTCCGGCCTTCGCAAGCCCGCTCTTTTTGCGCTGCCTTACGTTGCCGGTCACTACTTTTTCCGTTCGCTTTTCAGGCATCGGTTCGTGCAGCTCCTGTTCTTTGGAGCGATGGGAGTTCGGTTTGTAATCTTCCGCCATGAGAAATATCCTCCTTTTCGCTTTGCAAACTGTGTCTTACGCCGCACGACGGACACGACGGCGCTTGCCAATGCCCATCTGGGCGTTATAGCCCTTCTTGGCAAGCCTTCCGCTTGTCACACGCCGCCAGAGCGGCTGATGCTGCTTCTGGATCTTAGAGAGCGCCTTGCGACCCTGACTGGTGCGCTGCAAATTCTGGGCATGCGTGTGACACATGCCCAAACACAGCACCTTGTTTACGTGTGGAACGCCCATGGCCTTCAGCCGGGCTTTGGCAATCGCACGAATAGATGAACGCATACTCATTTGTCATTTCTCCTTTCAACTTCACTGCGGCTTTCTTTAACTGCTCGAATCGCAAAAAGAAAAAGAGAAGGCGCCTTGTTATCAGCGCCTGCTCTTTATCAGGTTTACTCGTCGATCTCGGGAATCTCGTCCAATTCCACGTCGCTCAGATCGATCTCTTCCGCCTCAGCCGTATTGACCTTCTTGGTCGCCTTCTTCTGCTGGATCGTGCGCTTAACCTTGTGAACAACCGGAACCACGACGTACTTGGTCAGCAGAGCTGCTCCAACCACGCCCAGTCCGATGATGCCCACGGTCTTGATCACGCTTCCATTACTGGAAGTTGCTTCCGTCGTCAGGTCCTCAATCGCCTCAGTGTTGATGATCTCGTTCTTTTCGATGTTTTCCATTGTCGTTTTCTCCTTTCGATTTTAGGGTTTGTCCCCTCATAAAGCCCCTTGCAAATTTCGCGGAAAATAGGCTCACAGCACCAACCAATTCAGCAGTCAACACTCGGTGTAGCCGTACTCAGGCGGATTCATGTGACTTACCACCAAAACCGGCGTGCGGCCGTCCTTGAGCTGGCTGGAAAACCGCAGCTCAATCAATCCATTGTCGCTTCGCCATCCCAGATCGTCGCCGACATCCACTGTGGAAAGGCCAATCTCCATGTAAAACTCGTTCAGCGAAATATACGGCTCGCTCATGTTGTTCATCTGCCAGTTCAGCTTGTTTGCCGCCCGCTTGAGCGTTTCTACGTCCGAATAGAAGTATCGCCCAAACATAGAATCTAGACAGAGAACTGGAGCCACCGCACCTTCCGTCGTCTGCATTTCGCCTTGAGCAGGGGCGGGGATCCGTTCCACTCTTTTGCGGTCGATAGCGTCCAGAATCGCTCCTTCCTTCTTTTCGCCAATGGTTTCCACCACCTTAGAGCGATAGTCCCGTAAGGTGCTCTCTGCCAGGCTGTAGGCCGTCGCCAGCGCGGCGTTTCTGCGTCCGTTCACGGCGCTCGCTCCGATGAGACATGCAATCGATACGCCGCCGGTCACGCCAGCCGGAATATAGCACTTCCAGGCTGCCTGAACCGTCTGTACGGCGGTCAGCTTTTTATGCTGCTCCTCTTTTTTCTTTTTTTCGATTCGCCGAATCGCTTCCGGCGTTGCCCGAACGGCCAGCACCGTAGTAGTAATCATGCCGCCAATGCCCACGCCCGTCAGGATCTCAGGGCTTTTCCGTTTCAGGGTTCTGCCAATGTTGTTGGCGACCCCTTTCCAGTCAATTTTTTGCATCTTCATTTTTCTTCCTTTCAATAGTCCGCAAATACCGCAGAACTTCGCCGCACTCATACTCCATCTTCGCAGCGAATCTGTGCGTCTCGAAATGGTCGTCGTCCGAATCTCCGAGAATATAATCCAATTCGGAATACGCCTGGCTGACCACCTGAATCGGATCGTCCTCAGACTCACGGATTCTCCGAATCAGCTCGCTCAGAAGATACCGACCGTACACACAGGTCTGAAAATAGGCGTTCCTCTTTGGGAATATCACGGAACTCGAATTGCACCGATATACATTTCGCCGATACCTTCGTAGCAGGGATATCGCTTCTTCCTGCGTCATGCCCGATCAATCCTCCTCCTTTTCCAACCCCTTCGGGCTCCATCTTCTCGGCAAAAGAAAAGAGCCCTTGTGATCGGGCTCCGTTCTTTTTTAGTCCTTGTTCAGTTCGGTCAGCTTCGCCTGAACCGCTTCCTCGATTTTTGCGTCCATCTTCTTGTCCTCAACGATATTGTTCACTACGCTGATCACAATACCGCCTACGGTGCACAGAAGACCGAGCGCTTTTACCCAGTCAAATTTCTTCATGGCTTTTGCCTCCTTTCCATAATAGACACAGTTTTTTTCGCGGAATCAATCTACGCCGCAGGTCGGCACCCTGTCTTCTCCGTCGTATTCCAGATCGTCCAAAGAGTGCGGCGCAAACGGCGTGTCGATGGAGCATACCGTCAGACCATCGTCTGTAACATAATGTCTGTGATTGAAATCGATCCAGCGATAACCGTATTGCGTCTCGCCGATATAACAATCCCAGCCGATCACGTCTCCTTCCTCAACGGCATCCAGTCCCAGAAAAGACAGGAACTCGTTCAGCGTCACCTCGCCGCGCAGTACCAGATTGCGGTTAATGTGGTATTCCGCCTGCACGACTTCTTCCATCGTTCGCTCGAAGAATGCCGCTTTCCCACAGCAAGGGAGATAGAATGTTTGCACCTCGTCCCAAGGCGGGAGATCATCCTCGATGTCCTGCTTTTCCTGCTCAACCGCTTTTTCGATCATCGCGTCCGTATCCGGTCCCAGAATACTGCAAACCTTTCGACGATAACCTTGATAGGCGCTTTCCAGTGCTGCATAAGCGCTGGCAAGAGACGCCTGCTGCCTGCGACTGAGCACGTTCGCGCCGAAGATGCAGATCAGCGAGGCCGTGCCAACTGCAACCGTGGGAATATAATCCGCGCCGCAAATCTTAACTGTTTCCATAACGGTCAGCTTTGGCGATTTCGAAGTAGTTCGGCCTTCTTCATAGCTCGCTCTTTTGAGCTTTTCGGCCATGATCCGCTCATGCGCTACCGACGTTGCCCGAATGGCAAGCGTCACGGTGGCTACCATTCCGCCTGCACCAAAGCAGGTGAGGATGGTAGAAGCATTTTTCTTAAGCCAATCTCCTATGGTCATGAAATCACTTCCTTTCAATCAACTTTTGTAGATTTTCGAATGCTTCCTTATCCATAAAACCGATTCTGCGCTTGCACAGATCGTCTGCTACATCAGGCGTAAATATCGCTCGAATGGCATTCTCTCGAAGAATCATGTGCCGTCCCGTCGGATAAGCCCCATGCCATGCAGGCTGCCGAGGATTGATCGTCGGGAAATCCGTTGCTTCCATCAGATCGATGCCCTGCTCCCGTAATTTCTTACATGCGTCGCAGGGCTCGTAATCGCCCATCAGCCAGGTCGATCTCGGCGCTTCCGCGTCTCCCGGCAGCTTTCCGAGCAGCGCGATTTCGTTCTTTTCCTTTCTACACCAGAAACAAATCGGGATGGTCGGGTTTACACCATGTTTCTGTGAAATCTTAATGCTGTTGGTTTGAATCTCCTCCTTGTCATTGGCGGACGCCAGTCGCATTGCGTATAAGCTGTTTTGCGATGCCGCGCCCTCTGTTGCTCATTCTCGCGGCTCTGTTTGACGAGCCGACGAATCTCCAGTTCTTCCTCCCAGGGCGATTCCTCCAACCACCAGGTCGAGAACAGCCCTCCAAAGATCAAACACACTAAGAAAATCATGTTGCATCACCCTTTCCAAATACTCTCCGATAAGCAATGCGCCGAGCTTTGTGACCCGACATTCCGGTCTGCTTCAGAAAACTTACTTGGGCCCAGTAACTGATAACTTTTCCAGTGTCAATTGGACCATTTAGTGGGTCGAAATTGATCTTGATGGGGCATTTAAGCTTTTCTTGGCTTGACGTTGACATGAATTCTCCTCCCATAAATATAAAAGCAAAGAGACTTCGCTTCTTGTCTCTTTGTTTCGTAGTCACTTCAAAACCCTTGTGTGATTCCATTCGAACCAACGTAAATCATGCGGTTCGAGGTTTTACGTTCACATGGATCTCGCGTCCCTTTACGCAGGCTTCGATCACATGGTTTTCAGGATTCTGAATCAGATCACCGACCACGGAGCCGCCCTTTTTAGAGAGCATCTTTCGCAGGCCAAACAGGATTCCAAGTTTGCTCTGCTTTTTCTCGGGAATGGCTATATCTGTCGTCTCTTCGGGAATGTCGGCTTCTTCTTCCTCATCCGGCGTTTCCGGCTTAGCAGTCTTAACAGTTTTGGCGTTGATTCCGCGCTGAAGCTGTTCGTATTTGCACTCGGCCTCCGCAATGTCATGTCCGGCCTGGAAAGCAATCTTTCCAACCACATATAGCGCCGCCAGCCCAATCGCGCCGCTCAGAACAGTACCCACAAACCCTTTCATGGTGTTTCCCCCTTTTTCTTATCGAACTCAAATGACAAAAAGAAAAAGACTGAGCCTTTGTATTAACTCAATCTTTCTATCAGTTTAGGACAGCTTCGCTTCAAGCCAGTCGCTAACATAGGTAATCTTCTTCTCCACTTTTTTCTCAAACTTCCTGATCTTCCGGTCAACCACGAATACGTGGAATTCCTTCTGAGCCTTCGTCAGAGCTTTGTCCATGGCGTCTAAAATCTTATCCATTGCTATTCTCCTTTTCATATCGTTTAGTGTCCGCTTCTTCATAATGCGCCTTGTAAAATTCGCGGACTCAAATATCCCTTCGATCGAACACCGTTTCCCATCGCTGCTTTGGAATGGGTTTCATCTTCAAAGCCCACATGATCTGCCGAACCGTCACAGTGGGGTAGATCCCGTTTTCACACGGTCCACTCCGCTCATCGAAGAATCTTTTGAATTCACCGTTCAGATAAATAGCGTCTGTCAACCACGGATCAATTTCGCTCCAGTAAGTCTTCTTGGATGACGTGTCAAACCGCTGCTGAATCACCGCAAGTCCTTTTTCGCCGATCACGTACAGCGTGCAGCGGCTATAGACAGGGTGATCGCAAATATAAACTTTTCCATACTGATTGGCATATAGCTCCGGCTTTTCAAAGTGATAGCGCATCATGTCCTCCATGCAAAAAGGAAGAGGCCTTGTATTGGCCCCGCCTTTTTAGTTGCCATCATTGAATCAGGATTCCTTCTCGATTGATAATATCTGCGAATTCCACATGCTTCGTAAAGTCCTTCGTTTTCACCGATTCCAGGTATTCCTTATGCAACCCTCTGCGATTATCCACGACGTAGATTGCTACTGGTTCTGGATAGGTATCCCTCATCCAGTTTGCCAATCTTCGTACGTTCAGCACAGAAATTGCATCATCCTCCAGGAATTTCGTGTCCACGATCTCCAGCACATTGTTGAATGCATACAGATATACTCGCTTCGTCATTTTCAAGCCCTCCCTTTCGTAGTTTGGTTTCCATAAAGGGAATTGTAATAATCGCGGGCAAAAAGAAAGAGCCCGTGCATTCAACACGAACCCGTTTCTTTCAGTCGTTCCATTCGTTACTTCTTGAACATCCGGAGATGGCCTCCCAACCAATTTCCGGTTCTGGACGTAAAGGTTCCAGTCTTCTCGAATTGGAGCCCCCGGCCCATCCAGACCCACGACGCCCAAACAGGCAGCACAATCGCCACGCCGTCAATCACAATCTTCACGATGTTCCATACACGGCCTTCCTTCGCCTGCTGCTCTTTAAGCTTAGTTTCGCGTTCCTCCAAATGGAGTTTCTGCAACTCAATATAGCCTTTGTCAGAAGCCTGTGTCTCTTCCATCATCTGCTTGTGAAGCTCGGTCAGCTTTTGCAGCGCCCATTTTGCCTCTTCAGATCCGGTTCTCGCCAGGGATACCTCTTCGAGAGTCTTGGTATACTCCTTGTCCAGTTTCCTTTGAATCGTCAGGTTCATCTTCATTTCTCCTTTCAGTAAGTGATAGATTCTCCATTATAGGCGTTGTTATCTTCGCGGAATATAGTTTTCGATCTTCACACTGAACGTCACGGTCTTGTTTTTATGAATCGTCTCCATGCCGCCAGGCTCCAGTTCCAAAAACAAATAAGGCGCCTCGGTCGGATCGGAATGATCCTCACGAAGCGTTCCGGCAAATGTTTTGGCTCTAAGCACTACCGACACGCCATAGCCGCCTGCGGCCCCAATCAGCAGTCCGATAAGAAAGCACATCCACAGTTCCATTGCGTAATTCCTCCTTAAAAATATAGCACAGATGATCGTCACCTGCGTACTGTTTTTTTTTCAAAGGGGAAGAGCCCTTGTAATCGGGCTCTATCCTTTTTAGTCGTTGTAGTTTGAATACCGCCACGGGTGTTTCTTCCGATCCTGCTCGTCCATAAACGTTTTGTACCAAGGCCACAACCGATACAGTAGCTCACTAATAAAGCACACTGCAAAGTGTATTGCAACTTTAGCCACAAACCAGCCAACAGCAAACAGGAATCCATCAGAAAAGTTAAATGACATTTTCAATTCCTCCTTCCATAGAAGGAGATGTTATTTTCGCGCCTTATCCAGAAGCCAGAAGAACCGTCTGTATGCGGCGTACCAGACCGCTTTGCAGCATGGCGGCGAAATATGCTCATAAGACATGCCCTCCGTCACAGCACGCAGCATCAATTCTCCCAGGTCGCCAGCAGCCTTTGCTGCGCTTTCTTCCACTATCCGCATCCGGTCTTTATAATAAATTCGCGCTTCTGCATACAGCGCAGTCGGATCGGAGTGTCCGCTTCCTTTTGCCTGATCCGTGGTACTCAATGATCGCGCTGGTAATCCGTCCAAATCGCGGTATGCCTGCTTCCATTCTGGATATTGCAGACAAAAGTGCTTCAGCTCGTAGTGACGATGCCTGGAGATATAGTAAATGTTTCTGCTTGACAATTCGGGGCGTAGCACTGTACCCATCTATCTTCCTCCTATTCCGCTCCATCTCAAATCGACTGAAACTCACCGCCTATCTGGGCGGCCCGCGAGCCCAAAAACCACAAAAGCCACCTCGATTTTCTAACCTAAATTAAACTTCTAACTTAGCTTAGAATCCGAGGCGGCAAAAAGGAAGAGCCTATGTATATTGCTTAACCCATATTCTGAAGAAAGCCTCGCTCCATCGGAGCTTTATTCAAAATACGGCGCATAAAAAAACACCGCCATCGCTGGCAGTGTCTTCTTTTCAGAGGTATCTTGAGTCAACTGTGGTAAATCTGTGGTAAATTCGTCGTTTCTCACCTCATCAAGACCGAAAAGCCTTGATTTCACTGGGTTTTTCAGCTTATAGGTTTCATCGTCGGGATTTTCGTGACCAGCCTTAGATAAGCTCCGCTTAGCGTCTATAAGTCCCGACCGGCATCTACTCATTTGAAGCTGGGGTAAGCTCAGTTACGCCTAATTCAGATAGCGGAAAATCTAATGGCGTAAGCCGTGGAGTAAGCTGGCGTAAGGTGGCTTCATTTTTTTGAAAACGAGCCGTGTGCTATACTGAAACTAACCACTAAAACAGTATAACACACGGTTTAACGAAACTCAATATTTTCCGTTCAGTTTACAAGCATTTCGTTTTTTCCATTCTAAAAATCTCTCTCGAAGCACTTGAACATCTTTCTCGGAATCCGTATGGAGGTAAATATGATTGCGGATAAACAGCGTTTTGATTTCCGCTGCCATTTGCGAAGTATCCGTAGTTCTTTTAATAAGGTAGTACCCCAGCCGGTTACTTTGACAAATGTGAGCCTTCACGCTTTGCTCTCTTTTCTCCGTCACGGTTGCTCCGGCAATATCGACCGCACAATGTAATTCAGGGAGGTATGCAACAAGTCGCATTCCAAGCTCCGAGTCGCTATTGCTTTTGACCGTAATGCCGTTCTGTGCTCCATACATCATTATCAGCATCTGCGGGAGAGCCTGTTGAAACTCCGCTTCACATTGAGGGCAACCCTTTTGCTCAATAGTTCTATCTGTGATTTTGGCACGGTAAGAGTGTCCTGCTCCGCATTTCCACCAAACGACCTTCATTGAGTTTCTCGATACATTGCTCGGTGTCCACTTGGAGTTCTTTTCAAAGTCCCATTCTGAGAGCAAGTGAGAATCAGTTGTTCCAAGGTCATTATAGCCTTGCAGAACGGCTCTCTCAGCACAAACAGGACACATACCGCCTTTGACCCGTGTTTTGACGACGGCTTTCCATTCATAGCCGCAGGTACGGCATTTCCACCAAACATTCTTTGTTGACTTCTCATTGACCGCATCGGGAGTTAACGGCAGGTTTTTATCCGACCACTCTATGGCAAGCGACGGGAACTTCGTTTGCAGGTCATTAAAGCCTTTGAGTAGCTTTATCCCACTACAATAGGGACACTGACTTCCTCCTGCACGGGTTGAAATCAATGTGTTCCATTCGTGACCCAAGTGACATTTCCACCAAACTTTAATATTCTTGAAAGCCGTAACCTGATCTGGCGTCAGCGGAAGGTTGCGCTCTGACCACTCCGCAGCGATTTCAGGGAAACGGCTTGCCAAGTCGTTGAAGCCCGGTAGTACGAAGTTGTGTGAGCAGTAGGGACAACCTGTACCGTTCACTGTCCGGCTTTTCACAGATGCCGTCCATTCGTGTCCAAACTTGCACTGCCATATTACCTTCTTGTGCGTAGCCGCTGTAATCATTGACGGTCTTAGCGGCTCATTCTTGGGCGACCATTCCTTCGCAAGCTCAGGGAACTTACTTTCAAAGTCGTTATAGCCTCGAAGCACCCTCGCTCCCGAACATATTGGACATTGCTCGCCTGCGGAGCGAGCTTTAATGCTTGTCTGCCATTTGTGACCGCAAGCTCCTTTCCACCACACAGTTTTATTAGACCCAAAGGTCACGGTATCAGGAGTCAACGGTAAGTTCTTATCTGACCATTCTGATACAAGATGCGGTCGCATCCTGCTTAAGCTATTCTCCATATCTGAACGCTCCATTTCTCATTACTGCTTATAGTATAATTTCCATCCTCAGTTTTGAGAAATGTGCGAAAAAGGGAAAGCACTCTGCGAGTTACTCACAGAGTGCTTTCCTTTAAGTTTCCAGCTTAGTTGTCATATAATCGTCAAAGGCGGTGATCTCTTTCTTTTTCAGAGCGTCGGTTACATCAACATAGATATTCATCGTCGTCGATACATCAGCGTGTCCCAAGATGCTCTGAATGAATTTGAGGTTTGCTCCCGACTCACATAGCCTTGTTGCGAATGTGTGCCGGAGAATGTGGCAACTGAACTGTGGCAGCAGAACCGGATCAGAGTCTGCTCCATATTTTTCGAGGATTTCATCATTACAATCTCGCATCATACGGCGGAGTGCTTTGTTGAGGTTTCCCTGATTTTGAACATCCCCGTAACGGTTGACAAAAATAAAGTCGTCATAACCGTCCACTCGGCTCTTACTGCTGATTTCAGCCTGAGATTGAAACTCTCGCTCCATTAAGAAGGCTTGTTTCACTCCCTCAGTCATCGGGATTTCTCGTTCACCGGCTTTTGTCTTGGGCGTGTTGATGGAAAAATAGCAGCCCTTTTCGTCACGGTGATTATAATAGACAAGCGTGTGGTTGACTCGGATAATGCCCTTTTTCAAGTCAATGTCGCTCCAGCGAAGCCCGGTGATCTCACCGACTCGCATCCCCGTGTTTGCCATAACATAGAACACTGGATACCAGTGGGTGTCCTTGGGATGGCTGAGCATATAGCCAAAGAACAACTTCTGCTGAGCCACGGTCAATGCCTCTTTCTTCTCACGCTCAAAGCCGTGGGAGAGCTTCAGTTCTTTGAGCATATTGTCTGTTGGGTTCTGTCGAATCATTCCATCATCGACTGCCACCTGAAAGACTTGGTGGAGTACATTATGGACATTATCTATCGTGGCAATCTTCAGAACCTTGCCATCAGCAAGGGAGTTGTAGAACTTCCGCACATCAGACTTTTTTACTTGGACAAGTCGGTTCTTTCCGAAAGACGGTTTTACAAACAGCTCATACATATAAATATAATTCTTGAATGTGCTGTCCTTGATTCCCCTTTTGAGCTGACACCAAAGATTGAACATCTCATTTACAGTGATGCTTTTGACATCCGACCGTATTCCGTCGTGCTTGTCCACGATGATCTGTTCTTCCTGCTCTCTCAGCTTTTCCAGCGTCGGAGCATAAATAGAATGCCTTTTTCCGTCAGGCGTTGACCAACGGTACGCATAAGTGCCGTTGGGACGCTGGGTTTCTCCTGTTTTAAGTCGGGTACGGTTGCTGTCGAACCTTACGCCGACCTGTTTCTTTTTAGTCATAGTAACCTCCTGTTTTAGATTGAGAAGCTCTTAATCAGGAACTCCTCTAATTGCTTGCGCTTTAGAAGCCTTTTTGTACCGACCCATAGAACAAAGTCACACGACTCACGATTCGACAACTCACGAAGTTTATCCGTTCCGATACCAGTGTAAGCGGCGGCTTCTTCTAAAGTCAGGTTCATTCTCTCCCAAAGGGGAACTCGGTTATCTTTTTCCTGCTTGGTCATATCGGTTTCCTCCTTCATTTTCGTTTGGCTTTAGGATACCGATAACCACCGTTTGGGACAACGATGCGATTTTGCGAATCGCATCGTTGATTGTTAGATTGAATAGGCTCTTTCCAAAAACTCATCGAGCTTTTTCCTTTTGATGAGCCGCTTTGTGCCGTTCCACAAGACAAACTCGCAATCCTCTCTATCGGACAGTTCCCTTAGCTTATCTGCGCCAATCCCTGAGTAGGCTGCCGCTTCATAAACGGTGAGGTTTGCTTTTTCCCAAAGAGGAACGGCATAGTCCTTACTGGGCTTTCCCATTCGTGCCGCCCTCCTTATGCTTCATAGCCTTGCGTAACTCCGAAAGGTTTGAATAACGATATTCTCGACTGTTGTACTCATCGGATTTGTAGAAAGCAGCGGTGACTCCATCAAAAATCCGAAGTAAAGCACCCTCATTCAGATCTTCGGTTGTGAGGATTTCCCTTACGGTCACTCCACTTAAAGGCTGGTGTTTCTTTTTCCATTCCCGATACGAGAAATACTGGTCGATCTCGTCGTTATAAATACCTTCGTCGATCCGTCTGTCCGGCTGGAGAAGATGGTAAACACAAAGAAGCATTTCTTCAGCCCTGTTATTATTGATGCGACTAATATTCAGCAGATCAAACACACGCAAATCAACGACATCCTTGACCTGCCGAAAGCCGACTTCAATAAACGGGTTAGCAACCTTATACTCATCAATCATTCTCCATTTCGGGGAGTCGAATTTGATCATCATTACCTGTTTCATTATCTATGCTCCTATCTGTTCGTTTTTTTGCCCTCTACTAACCAACTGGGAAATTTTTTTCGATTTGTACGAAGCAAATTTTAATTTGGGAGCATTTTTTTGAGTTTTTTCAGGGCAACAGTCAGTTGATGATTAATTGTCGTTACAGCTACTCCGTGGCGCCGTGCATATTCTCGCTGTCCTATGGGGTCATCACAAAGATATAAACTGGTCATCAAGTTAATTTCGGCAGGTGACAATTTTGCCACGGCTGCGTAGAGGGTGCTTTTCTCCTCCTTTTTGAGAATGGCATCAATGACGGAACAATCTTGATCCACCAGCAATTCCTCGCCAGACATATCATCTTCTGTGGTTGTCTGTGTGTTATAGGAAAACACCGTCATTCCGGACTGATTCTCGATTGACACAAGATAATCGTGTCTATCCTTTTCAGATCGCCACTGCTTTGCGGTTTCGGTTCCACATTCTGCGATGATGATCACATCATCAACAGAGCAAGCGTCTAACTGCCCAAAGCGATCTCTTCGTTTCTGCCCTTCCGGGGTCTGAATGAAGTTCCTAAACTCGAAGCTATTCATTACGAGCCAGTTATTGCCGTCAGGGGGCAGTTCGGGGTTCTTTTTGACAAGGTATATTTTTCTCATTACCGTAATCTCCTTTGAATTTTGAATTTGGTGTTCGGGTTCAAAATTCGGGGATCACGGATATTCAGCGATATAACAGAGCCACTTATTTAGCATCGAAAAAGGCTTCCTTTCAGAGATTTCTCTGCCGGAAGCCCTTGGTCGGTTGTTCTTGCCGAAAAAAAGAAGCCACCGGCAAGACAGGGTAAGCCTATGGCTTACTGTCTTGTCGGTGGCCT